AGTTAAACGGATTGTACAACTTTTCATAAATAGGATCCAAATCCTCAACACCTTGCAAAACTATGTCTTTAAATTCAACTCCGAAAAGCTGAAGCAATGCCAATTCTTCAACGTTATCAATACACGCTTGAACATCTGTTACGTTGTTTTTATTGATATTAATTGAATATTGACCGTTATAATCTGTTGGTGCTGTGATTGATGCCATGATTTATTATTCAGTTGGTTTTTCTTCTTTTTTTGGTGCTTTCTTTGGCTTTTCTTCAACTGCCTTTGCACGATTATTTGCAATCATAACTTTTGCCACGTTATCAGGAACATCTTTAATTGTTCCATTTGGCATTGTTGCAGTTGCTTCAATAATTTCTATTTTCATAATCGTTTGAATTAAGCCCCTAATCAATCGAAAAGGGGCTAATTAATAATTAAGGCGCAGTCAATTCAGTGATTGCAGTTGCAATATCACCTTTAACTAATACTTGCGTATCGTTTGCAGAAACGTATTGAACCAATTCTTGTTCAACTAATACTGTGCGCATATTGTTAATGAAGTCATCACCTGACATATCAACTTGAACTGTCATTGGAGCAGCAAAAGAAACGTTTACAACTGATAAATCACCACCAACGAAATCAGTTCCAGACGGCAAACCACTTGTAGGAATCAATTGCATTCCAGCAACCATGATTCCATCAGCTGAACGGAATGGAGGTAATAAATAAGCCCCGTTTGAATCTTTGGCAACATCTAAAGTAGCTAATACACCAGGAGAAACAAATAATGCAGTTGCAATTCCGTATGCTTCTTGTACTTGTAAAGCAACAGCGCGGAATACATCTGCAGAAGTTGGTGCAGTTAAAGTAGCATTTAAAGAACCACCAGTGAATGCAGAAGCATACGTGATAATACCTTTCAAGTTTACACCCGTTCCATCACCATTCAACAATCCGTCTTCAGTTGCGATGTCAACACGTTTTACCAAGTTGTTTTGTACATAGCTAACCAATTGTGGCAAGTTGCGCAAGAACTCAGTTGTAACTTTAGCGTGAACACCAATTTTACTTGATTTTCTTTCGCGCTCTTCGTAACGAACTGAAATTTTTGTTTTAGTTGCTGCTTCCGCAATGAAAACAGGTGTTCCTTGTTCGTCCAATTCTTCAATCCACATAACGCGGTTACCCGTCATTCTTCCAATTGAAACTTTCGATAAATAAGTCATTAAACGGCTTCTTAATTTGGAAACGATTCCAGTGTTTGTTGTCAACGTGTACTGTGATGCTGAACCTGCCGCGTCAATAGTTGTTGCATCTGTGATATTTACAACCGCTTTAACTGCTGAAATTTCACCGTTTGCAAGTTTTTCAAATTCTGCTGACTTTTCAGTAATTGCATCATTCAACGCTTGTGCAAACGTTTTATTTGCTTGGTTTGTTCCGTTTGGCTCGCTCATTTTCATGATTCTTGCACCTAGCATTTCCAATTCTTTCACAACCAAAGATTGTTTTGAAGTCAATGCTTCTAATTCCTCTTTTGTTGCGTTGTTTTTGTTAGCTTCTGCGATTGCATTATCTAACTCTTCTTTTCGCGCTGTTGCTTCGTGTTCTTTTTTAGCTAACAAATACGCTCCTTGTTCTTTTACCGTCAAGGCCTCGAACTCTTCAATTGTTTTTTCTACAAACATTTTTCTGTTTTTTTACATTAATAAACTTGTTGATTTTCGTTTTTGAGTGTCGTTTGACGGCTCTTGTTTTGGAGTGATACCATCGGCTCCAATATTTTTATTTGATGTCTTTTGGAACTTACTTAAAAGTTCTTTTACATCAATCATTTCTGTATAAACTTTCAATTCACCACTAACAGAATCAACAATGACTTTATCGAAATCCATGTCATGTTCTTGAAGTAATAAATCGAATTGACCTTCATTCATTGATTTTTTCCATAAACCAGGAATATGAACGTCTTTGTGTGAGTCAAGAATATTACTTGGTGAAATTGCGCATTTTACTTTTAACGTGTTTTCATCAATCACCTCAATCGAAAGTACTGGCGTCAAGAAATTTGAACCTTTCACAACTGCTGAACCTTCAATGTTTTTTGCTTCAGTAACCGCCCAAAAATATGATGTTTTATCAGCATCATCTTTATTCATGATTAAAGGATAGTATTTATCCCAATTCTCTTTGTCTGCTGAATATTCAGGCGCGTCATTGTTGTAACAAAAGAACAATTTCACATAACGCATCCCAACTGAGTGATTCAATACAAATCCATTTTTGTACTGATTAAACATAAATTCGTTGCGTGATTTTGTGATAGTGGATTCATAAACCAATACTTCGAGTTTATTAATTCCATTGTCAAAAGCCTTGCTTGCAGAATCGAAAAGAACATTCGAGAAATCGGCTTTCTGAATTTCTGACTTCTTTTTGTGAATCGCTAAATCTTTGTTTGATAAAATTTCTTCTAAATTCATTTTTTAACGATTTTGTTTGAATCTACTGCTTTTTGCTTGTCTTGTTTAATTGCTTTCACAGTTTCACAAGATGGTTTTTCTATGTCTTTTTTCATGTTATGTTAAATAGACTTTTGACAAATTTACAATATTATGTTAAATACAATTATATTTGTTGTAAAAATTTATAGAAAATGGCAAATCCATTCTTTTCAATTACCAATTTAGGCACTGCAATGCGCGGTTTATTTCAAGGAACTGATAGATTCACTCGCGGTTTAAATATCGGGGGCGATCATTTCACAGATTACGTGAACAATTATAATGTTCCTCAGGAAGTTTACGAAACGATGCACAACAACGAAATGCGCATCTTTAAAACAACCCCTGAAGTTTATATTCCAATCATGAAAAAAGCAACCATGTTTTCAAATGGGGTTTTTCGTGTTAAGGATTACAAAACGAATGAAGTAATTGAAAATCACCCATTAATCAAAGCGTTGGAAAAACCAACTTTGACAATGAATAGAAACGAATGGATGATTGCAAATTGTGTAAATATTCACATTTACGGAAATAGTTATTTATTCAAGAACCAACCAAACCCGTTCACAAATCCATTCAACGTTTCTTTTCCAATCCTACCGAATAAGGAAATTATCATAAAATCAGCGGGCAAAGGTTACAAAGCAAGCGAGAAAAAACAAGTCATCGAATATTACAAAATGGAATCAAACGGTGATAAATTAAGCGTTGATGAAGTGATTCACATGAAAATGTATTCAGACGATGGAATCAAAGGAACTTCTATTTTAGAAGCGTTACAAATGCCAATTTCAAACGCTCGCGCGGGTTATGGGTTTAACAATGTCAATCTATCTAAAAAAGGCGCGTTGGGTTTAATTACTCCAATGGGTTCTGATGCAATTGGAGTTAAAGATATGGCTGAAGAAACACAAATCGCACTTGAAAAGCAATTCACAGAAACGCATGGAATTTTTGACGGTCAAACACCAGTTAAATTCTCGAAACAACCAGTTGATTATAAAAACTTAAATTATCCGATCAAAGAACAAATGATTTTTGAAACGATAAACCACACAATGCAAAAGGTAATTGATGCAATCCAATTGAATGAAAACATTTTTTCACGCGATAAACAAAGCACGTTTACAAACATGAATGAAGGATTGAAAATGGCGTACCAAGATTCAATCATTCCATTCGCTGAATTATTTTGTTTTGCACTTAATGATTCGCTTGGTTTGTTCGACCAAGGAATTTACATTGAATTAGATTATTCACACATTCCTGCTTTACAAGAGAATAAAAAAGACGTCGCGACAAATGCAAAAGTAAAATCTGAAGCATTGCAGGGGCTTGTTTCAATTGGTTACACAATACAAGAAGCGGAACAGTTACTTGGAATTACACAAGAATAAAAACGCAACATTTGCCTTTTTAACCCACTTTTATTGGTGGGTTTTTTTGTTGTATAAAAAAAGCGATGCACCCGAAGATACACCGCTTTTCAACCTATGAAATCACGAATAAGGCGCTAATATAATAAAGTTTTTGATTATGACAATTTTATTGTTCCATTTCTTTGGAGGTATAAAACAACATAGCGGGCAGGGTCAATACAATGATTATCAACGTCTTGAGGTTCTTCAAGTACTATTCCGTAACGGTCAACTTTACGCGAATAATTTTCTTGTTCATATTTCACATTTTTACTTGAAGCAGTATAAAACACTTCTAAGTTTTCGAGTAAATCAATTCCATGTAAAATACTTCCACCTGGTTTACTTGCGGGTTCTGCATAATCATATCCAATTCTGCGAAGTGATGCAATTTTCAATGGTCTATTTGAATCACAAATTATTACATTCTTTTTTGATATGCCTAAACGCTCAAAATACCATTTCACCAAACCTTCATCCATTGAATCAGAATCTTGTGCGTCTTTGCCTAAAATAACACGTTCCTGCGCTTTTAGGTTTTCTCGAATTTGGTTTTCACTCAAATAGTTTAATTCATGAATGTATAGCCTACCATCTTGATATTTGCATTCAATTATTCCCCAAGGATCAACTTTTCCCCAATCGACTCCAA